TATTCCGAAATCATTTCCAGACGAGCCTGCTTGTGCCCCCACGTTAGCACCAAAAGCAGGCGTGTTTTGCTGAGGCTTAGTAGCTGTCATCGCTGACCATCCAATCCCACCTGAACCTGCATTTTGCGCTGTATTTGGTTGGGTTGGTGCGGGCGAGTTCATCGCTGATGCTCCCCTTTGCCAAAAGCTTTGACGGGGTTGGCCGGTAAGCTGCCCGGCTGTGTAACCGCCGGTTCCAGATTGGAAGCCTGTCATTTCACGTTGTTTGTCACGTTGTCTGTTAAACCATCCTTTTCCACCAATCCCTTTTCTATCTGTAAGGGCCTCAATTTTTTCTCTTGCGTTTGCTGCTCCGCCTAGAGCACTAACCATAGGAGCCTCTAAAACCATTTCGTTCTCATGGACAATACCTGCAGGTCTGTTAGTTTGTGATACTCCATCATTTCCCAATCCAGTATACCGCATGCCTTGAGGTTGTGTTTGCATGTTATACATCCCACCTATAGCACCCATGGGAGCCCCTCCCATTTCCTGGTTGAGGATGTCTAAATATTTTCTTCCGGTCTGCATGTATGGCAATTGATCTGAACGACTTTGCTCGTAGACTTGTCTCATGAAATCAAGTTTATTTTGTTCAGCTTCAGCCATGGTTCGAGCTGATTGTTTAGCAGCGGCGGCAGCTCTGTCAGCATCTTCCTTTCCGGTTATCTTACCGGCTACCTTTTTTACAGTATCATAAGGGTTTTTTCCCAGGCCCACCTGGCTGATTAATTCGTTTACTCCTGGCCCTAAAAAAATATCCCAGGCATCAAGTCCGCCTTTTTCTCCCGTATAAAATTCTTTTTCCCATGGATACGCCATAATTTCTCCTTAATTTTAACTTCTCGTGCTATAAAATGCTGTTACTCCAACATCTATTGTTCCTGCCGTAATATTTGTTATGTGCATTACAAAATCACCATTTCCAGATGGATACGATGTTGCACCATCCGGTCCAAATAAATTAACATCTGTCTGCCATGTTACATCGTTTGTATTAGTAGGTCCAAACCATTTATCTAACTCCAAATCCATACCATAAATACTAAAATCGAAAGGGCCTCCCGGACCTATTGATCCTCTGTCCAGGTGAAATTTTCCAACTACATTTAAATCTCCATCGGTAGCGTCTACATTTGACAAAAAACCGAATTCCACTTCTCCGATGAAAGCAGGGGTAGCGCTTAAACTTATATTAACTATTATTTGCTCTAAAACTATGTGTCCGGTATTAGTGTGAGGCCAATTAGTAGTGTCAGACAAATCAATTAACATAAACCCCTGATCAACGGCTATAGCTTGAGCGTCTAAATGCACGTGGAAAACTTCTTTATGACATATGGTCGTTTTTAAACAGCTTTCATCTTCATAGCTAGATACTTCAGCAAGATTTACTTTCCCTAACCCATCTCTAATAAACATGTTGTGAATATTACTCATTACCACCAACCCTCCGTACTATCATAATACGTATTCAATGTTTCCTCATCGTAAAGCGTTTGAGAACTTTCTCCAGCTATTTTCTCACTTCCATTTCCATTTAAAGTAACATCGTTAGAACTTGTTCCGACATTACTTACTCTATGATTAGTATTTTGCACTCCAGCCTCAAAATTAACAGTTATTGCTCCCCCGTCAGTATCGCAAACTAGATTTTTTATTGATGATGTTAATGTATACGGCGAATCCGAGCTTGTTATTCTAGTGGTACTTCGTAATCTATATGTGTTATTTAAAACGATATCCGTAAAAACCTCTTGAAACCACATCCACCAATCGCGGATCATATTGCGATTTTCATCGTATATTTTATCTTTAAATGGAGGTTCAAAAATACTCATGAATCATTGACCTCTATATCAGCAAAACAGTTATCCTGTATCGAAAATGGGACAGGCTCAGAGGTTCTAATATGAAATGTTATCACTCTAAAAACGCCAATCATTCTTTTTATTACTTGGAAATTATACTTACCTCTTTTACCTATTCCAATCTCATGCCAATTTCCATACGTTCGACCACCATCTTTAGACCATCTTATTTGTAATTTAGGATCACTTCCTTGCCCGCTTAACAGCCCCATACCGGTTAAAACATCAAAGAAAACCGAGTACATACTTACTCTGTTATTATTAGCATGTATATGTGAAAAATACCTCTCCCTTACAATAGGGTCATTGTTATCAGTGTCAGTGTATTTAGTGTCGCTCAACGCATAAACTTTGCCGTTTTCGTAATCACCTACATAATTAGTTCTATTAAAAAACGCGCTTGCTATTGCTCTGTGTCTCCCTTGGAGCCCTGTAGTAGTGTCTCTATAAGCCCATGTTACCCACTCGTTTTCATTAATATCGTACATAAAGGTTTTATTTTCGGTAGGGAACGTTAGTACATAGAAAAAGTGGCCTTGATACTCATAGGTATAAGATATCGCGTCACTGATAGTAGTAAATCCTGCTAAGGTAGATTCTAAACCGCGATTTGAAATCTGAACAGGCACGTATCCTCTGGTACACATCCAAACAATATTCTCTCCATCTTTAGATGATCCTAACCAAATTATATTATCTCTTACAGTAGAAACCGAATATTGAGCGCCGCAACCGATGTTTGTAAAAGTACCTAGTATCCTGGCAAAAGTATCGCCAGTTCCTCCACCCTTATTATACCATACTTCAAAAGAATCGCTACCGAAGATCCAAAGTTGTCTATTATGAGATTTTAATGTTACTATTTTATCTGGACTACCTTCAGCAGTGTATTTGTCAAGTGGATCCCAGGTCGTACCATCATTTAAATTGCTATGCTGGAAAACTCCGTTATTTGCCGAAGAATCAAATCCAAAAAAATACCCATCAATAAATTCAATAACAGGTGTTGTAAGCGGTGGCTCACTTATACCGGCCACCGTAGTTAACGCCGACAATAATGTAGAAGTGAAATCATAGTGCCATATATTAGTACCATCCTGGAGTAACATTTCGATACCGTTATCAGCGGTTTTAATAGAGTCATTACCCATAATGTAATTACCCCTATTAGTCAAAACTCCAGCCGTATCACATTCCCATAATGTATAACTCCCCATTATAAAGAAAAGACTATTGCTTGAAGCATACAATCCTCTTATAGGGCCAGAGTTAAATGATGCTGTAGTGAATAACTCGGTCCCCGGTGTTAACCTTAAAATACCTCTGGATTTAGCTCCCTTTTCGGCTTTCTCAGGAAACATATTGATTGTCTGTTGGGAATCAAACGCAATACTATCATGCTGTCCGTTACCACCAACAATTGGGATTGGTACTTTAGCCATTAGTCAAAGCTCCTAAATCATCAACATTATAACCACCAACGCCAGGACACATTGAATCAGGCCATAGCTCTGCGTGGTCCTGGTTTATATCCTCAATAGCAGCCTTGAAATTCATCGCAAATCTAACTGTTTCTGGCTTTGGTTGTTTACCATGAGCGGCAGCAAGTAAAACCGTTAAATTGGTTTGCATAGCTAACTCATAACCCGATGGTAAAGAAATACTATCATCAATTACCGCGGCGGACAAAGGCTTTTTGCTTTGTATCCTAACAGGCAAGTTGTCAGAAGGGACATAATATATATGTATCTTACCTAAAGGGAATGTCTTTTGATATGCGTAAACTGTAGGATAGTTGTTTTCTATATCCTTAATCGGAGTTTCTTCGTACTGCTCATAAGACACAGGTGAAAGAGTGTAATCAACTCCTGAGACCCTAACCTGGACCCCCGTAATCTCAATAGGCCTTACGGTGTCCAGGTCGCCCCCCGAACCAATAGTTAAAACCTCACTACCTGATGTCCATGTTAGAGAGTCCAATGTACTTGCATATATAGGGTTAAGCTCGGATGACCACGACTCAAGCATTCTATTTAACATTCTAAAACCGTGATTAACGATGCCTGCTTCAGTGTCTTCTCCTAAAGCTCCTATACCTAAATCAAGTAATGAATCTTCGATTACCTGTCTAAACGTACTCATTCAGCTAGTCCCGGCGCAATTGATAAAGCTCCATCAGTTCCGGTAGCTCTAATATAGGCTAATGTATTCGCACCACGGCTCTTTTGCCACCTCACTTCATCGCCTACAGCCATATAATAACCGTTCGATGTTGTTACCGTAACCCCTGGAGGACCTAATCTAATATAACTAGGTTGTGTCAAACACTTAATCAAAACTTCTTCGCCATCAAGCTCAACGTTAGCCGATGCTGTAGCAGTAGTAACCTGCACACATGTTTGTAAATTAGTACCCGCTGCGATAATGGGTATAAAGCGCTCTTTAGCAGTCATTATAACTCCTTTTTGTCTTTTTTCTTTGAGCTACGTTTTTTTTGAATAGCTTCCTTAACGATTTCCTCTTTAATTTCTTCTTCTTCTTTTGCTAAAATCTCAGCGTTTAATTCCGCCTTAATTCTAGGATCTTCCAAAACTTCATTCTTTGAATCCATAAACAAAGGCCAGTAATTTTCCTCAGCAGCCAGTACGGCCTCTTTAGAATCATTACATATTTTATACTCTCCCTTTTTACCGTGTTTGTATACCATTACCGGGTAAGTTATTCCGTTTCTCATGTTATCTCCTTTATTTTTTCTAAGATTACTCTTATTTCCTGTTTACTTTGATCCGCTACCCCGTAATTACATTTCCAAGGTTTAGGCTTGTATGTTTGATATAAATCTTTTTCAGGTTGAAAATAAAAAAACGATGCAATATTAAATAATATTGTATGACTTGGGTCTAAAGCATAAGCTAATCCTATAGGCACTTTTATATCAATTCCGGCTTTATACCTACAAACTCTCCAGGCTTCGTTCATAACATCGAATATTTTCCATGGTTTTATATGCTCTAGCACGTGAGATGCTTCTATAGCCTCTACCGTCTCAGTTCCGACAGGCCACGGAATATCTTCAATATCATGCACAATATCAACTTCATATAAGTCACGGTTGTCCATTCCGGTAAAGCCATCAAGCTTTTTGCTTCCGCAACCTAAATCCAATTTCATATTAAAAGTCCCTTTGGATTTAGATTTGAAGACACTTTTGATATCCCTTGATTCATCTTCTCATTTCTTAAATGCTTAAACCAATTGCCTTTGTAATTTTTTATCCCGTAATGCCCCATATCAACATTAGGATAACACCAAACATCAATACCAGCTTCTTCACAAAGATGGCAAAATACATAGTCTTCCGTATGCCATGCTAATTTGTTATACTGACAATGGTAAAAGTAATAGCCATCTTTTCCGGCTCCATCACTTTTAAAATTAGGAAATTTTTTAGATAATTTCTCAAAAACGCTTCTTTTGTGTAAAGTAAACGCACCCCCGATGTATTTCATCTTTATTAAACAATCTTCTTGATATTTCCCTAATTCGCCTATAGGGGTTCCATTTTCATCAGTAAAGTTTATTCCTGCATACTCTTCTGTTTCAATTTTTTTTCTTCCTATCCCTGCAATAAATTCTTTATCCTTAGATAGCATTTCCAAAACCGCTTCGGGGTTCCAACTCATATCATCATCTATCTGTAACATGTGAGTACATTTTGATTTCATAAATTGCGTAACAAACATATTTCTTGATAAATCCACGAAACACGAGTTGTTACTCCTATTAAGTATAACCGGTATATTTAAATTTTGAAGTAACTCGCATGTTTGAACCAAACTAGTTGTAAAATCCAAACTACATTTACCGTCCCGTGTAGGTATGCAAACTAATAAAACAATATTTTTATTAATAAGTTCGTTATACTTGCTAAGTGTAGCCGGGAGTTTCCCCCCGACTACCGTTTTATGATTTATTCTCAATCGGATAACCCGAAAGAAGCTAAAATCTGAGCGTTAACATTCGCAAGACTAGCCGCGCCAATTGCTATCGAATGTATCGACTGGACCAAAGCCGAACCCGATACAGTAGGATCTATTTCGGGGGCGGCGGTTCCAGCGGTTTGCTGTGCGATAGGTGTATTACCCAAAAATGAAATCTTATCACTGGAACTTTGTCCTAAAGATTGACCGTCAGGGTTACCATCGCTTATTTCTCTTTTTGCCATAATTTCTCCTTTATATTGTTGCGTTATCCGCGATTAATGGTTGTTCAGATCGTAGTATTACGCCTGACCATGATTCTTCAGCCGTTGCTGTGAGGTTCCCGGCGGTGGGGTTAATGAAAAGAATCTTTATAGTTCCGTCAGCATCACACCGAGCCATAGGATTGTAAGACAATCCGGACTGATGTGTGGGCTTCTGAACCAGAATCAAATCAGTAGTTTTCACACCGGGGGCAGAAACGGACTGCTCAACCGCTGTTACGGTATCTGTTGCAGCCCATGTCTTACCAGAGCCAAAGCTGAAAGTTTTCATTGCAAAAACATTTCCAACTGTACTCATATTAGGCCCCCCAAACTTTGCAAGAATGATCTTCACGTAATTTTGCCATAACCCATACGGCATCAATACGGAAAATTTGCTTATCTTCAACGGCATCCCAAGATCCAAAACCTGTCCTGATTTGAATTCCATTTTCAGTCTGCGCGAACTTATGAACTCCGCCAGCGGCAGGAGGTAACGGAACACTTATTAAAGTATAAGCATCACGGTCATAAATGATGTTTGCAGCAGCAGATGTGGAATCAATAGATAAAGTTAAGGCGGCTCCATCAGCAGGTAATGCGCTAACATTCTGATGAGGGGATGTTGAATCATATATCGTAGGACTAATAGCCAGAGCAGCAATTGCACTACCAGAACCAGTAGCGGTTGCAGTTACGCTGAAATCCTTAAGATAAGAAAGTGTCGTTTTCGTTTCTGGATCCACTGCGTATACATCGGCAATAGTAAAATGCGTTTTTTCTGTGATTGTCGCGGTTGCGGCTGAAAGTCCATCAATCGAAATTGTGGAAGCTCCACTTGTTGTTGCTCCATTCATGACAGGCGTTGAATTAGTTGCTGTACCTTTTGTCCAACGGCTCACTGAATTTGATTTGTAAAAATTAATTCCAGCAGCGTTTTTCATCCGATAGCGTAGATACTGATTTGAAATTTCTTTGCCGGGATTTTGAAGCCCTTTCAAAGAATCAGTTAACGCGACATGCCCCATTGGGTTTACAGCAGCAAAACAATCTTCAGTTTGTCCGCCTAGAGCGTCATCGATTTTAGCTACACCTTCAGCATATGTACGGAGGCTACCGGAATCAACACCGGGAGTCCCTACTGAATTTGAAGCCTGCTTAGCCATATATTCCAAGCTAGTGCGATCTACTTCACGGATCATGCGTTTAGACATATCGTCAGTGTATTGAATCACGCCTTTTTCGCTTGTCATATCATAGCGTTTTACTATCGAACTCCATTTCTCAGCAGCATTGTACTGTAAAATGGTTGCGGAAACCGTGCGGTTCTTCACATCCTGAACAGTAGCTACTCTATTCTGAGTAACAGAGGGTTGATGGACGATATCTATAGAAATAGTATCTCCAGGTGCATAATTCCGTTGAGTAAGATCTTTACTATAGGAATTGTTTACTGTACCACTAATCATACTCTTAGCATGGAGCACCTGTACCATGCGTTTCGAGACTAGACTAGAAGTGTTTAATGAATTAGCCATATTATCTCCTTATTAGAAATCAATAGGATAACGAGCGCTGAACTGGTCATTGCTCATGTCCTCGCTGAATTCCGGTCTTACATTAGGTTTACCAGTGTTTAACGGCTCGAAAGGTTCTGGCATTGAACTTTTCCCCGTTTTGTTTTTTGGTCTCACTGGAGTTAATTTTGCTCCCAACTCGCCGATTTTAGAAATAGCCGTTACAGGATCCATTTGCATCATTTCCCGTGATAGCTCTGGATTTTTAAGGATTTGGTATGTCAATTCGCCAGCTTCAGCATGACTTTTCAGCGCATGCATAACAGCGGGGTCATGATCAAAACCGCCGGTTTCCCAAACCTGTGCAAAGTCTTTATGATCATTCCAAGCTTTATCCATCTTTGAAACAAAATTGGATTCTGCTTTTTGAACGGTCTGTTGAACTTGCTGTTCCTTAGCTAGTCTCTCATCAGCTTGTCTTGCTTCCTGATACGCTTGTCTACCCGCTTCCTTACCATTATGTACAGCTAAATCATTGATGTAATTGATATCATTGATTCCGTGTTCATAGTTGTCTGGATTAGGGCCTTTAATTTCTTCGGGTTGTTCCTGAGTTTGGTTAGCGGGTTGTTCTCGCTCCGCAAGTTTTGCTTCAAGCTCAGCAATCCGGTCATTCTTTTTTCTCAAGCGCTTCGAGAAGGGGTTGCTTTTTTTAGGTTTTTGATTTTTATCATCCGAACTTTCCTCTTGACTCTCCGAACTCTCAGAACCTTCCTCTTGTGAGTCTTCGTTCTTTTCATCCGTATCAAGTTTTACTTCGTTATCACCTGGGATAGGGATTTCGGGAAGTACAACTTTTTCGTCTTCTTGAGAAGATAAATCTTGATTTTGTTCAGTGTTTGGTGTATTCATAGGTTTTCTCCTAGAGTTTAGCCGTGCTCGGCGGCGCACGTTGGCCGATTATCACTGTTGTGTAATTTCAACTTGTAGCCTCGATGATAGCGAGTAATAAACCAATATCATCTTGTGGCTTAATTTCCTCTTTTAAATTCGCTGCAATTATTTCATTTAGGTTTGCTTCTGTAAATTCTCTGTTTGATGTAACTACAGGTTTTTCAATAACCGTAGTTCCCTTAACTTCCTCGATTAACTCCTGTTGTTTTTCTTCTAATGTTTTAAGCTTTTTCTTTTCGTAGTATGGCTTTCCAGCGGTGATTACGCTAGGACCAAAGTAACCTGGTCCGAAGTATCTAGCACTAAAATATCCTCTACCAAACATCAGTTTAAATCCACGTACAATAGTTTAATTCTATTTCCAATTTCATCTACCAAATATTTCAACCGGCTTTTAGTCCCTTCGAAGGATTTAAAATCAGGAGTGAAATTTCCATATTTATCTACTTTAGCTCCAAGGACGGAAGAAAATAAATTCATCAACTGTTTAGCCGTATGAACTCCGTCCGGTTTAAAATTCCAAACAGATGCAGTTATAGCTTGTAAATCTGCATCAGTTAGTGTGATGTTAGAAACATCACTCGACCCGTCAATAATACCTAATGCTATTAAATGAGCTGACATTAAACCTCTACATATGTAAGAACGCCTGAGACCTGAACGGCAGCAGAAAGTTCCATGTTAAGCAGTGTGTTGGCTGTAGTCTCGCAATGTCCGACAGGTGAAAAATTAAGAGAAAAACCGCTGTTTGTTGTCAAACTTATCACTCCAGTTAACGCCGAACCTCCCGCCCCATCTTCTAGCCTAAAGGTTACCTCTCCGGCAGCTATAGCGGTCAACGATAACACTCTGATTTTCTTCGCTGCAACCGCTGCAACTAGAGTATTATTTCCAGATGTAGCCCCAGATATAGCAGCAAATTTAGGGGTAAGCGCTGTAGTATCATTCATTATGGCCGCGGTGTCAAGACTAGCAGTAATAGTATCGGTTGCATTATCTCTTGCAGGTTGCGATGTTACATCTACGTCACCGATATCCACTCCTGAGTTGGCTGCTAATTTTCCTATTGCGTTGGTTCCGGCAGGTAATGCTATATCAGTAGCTAAAGAAACTCGTTGTACCCCAGTAGAATCAACCCCCGAACCTCCTACCGCATCAGCCGCGCTACCATCAGCGCCAAGCGATAATTTATTTCTTACATATTTCACACTGCCTATATCATCAGCAGCAAAAGTATCTCCGTCAGCTCCTGGATTAGCTATAAAATTGTCAGCCATATTATCTCCCTACTCCTAATAAATTTAACGTTCCTAATGGTGGACCACCAGCCCCCCCGGCTAATTGTAATATCCCTATCGGATACGGACTCCCCCAAGCGTCTCCCGCCATATCGTTGGAGCTTAACGTTGGAGCTGTACCGCTGTTGTATATAGTAGCCAAATCAATTGGTCTACCATATGTAGCTAATGCATCATTTAATATAATTTCATTTGCTGGTGTTAATGATGTTTGCGGAGCCGTGCCAAATGCCGTTGCATCCGATGATGCTAAATACAAACCGGTTGCATTAGTAACAGTTCCAAAATCTGTTCCATTATTAAAACACACTATACTTCTTAACGTGTTTATTTTACTATTATTACGTACTCCAAATGTGGTATTACCCTCAAAAAAACAGTTCTCAACAACACATGAATCTCTATTCGGAAAAACCCCCGTGTTAAAATCTCGTGCTGCTACTAAATAAATGTTTGCGGCGCCATCGTTAATTAGCATACCCCTTCCACCGCCTAACCCTTTCATGAAACAATTATGTATAGTGGTTGTGCCGCCTGCTCCACCAATTTCTACAATAGCCTCATTACCAGCAGCATTGGTCGATCTAACCACATTCATGTTGGTGAAATCAAAATCCCCGTTCCCAGCCTGGACAATTGAAACAGCATTTCCGCTATGGTTAATAGTCCATATATTACCAGTCAACACATCTGTTGGGCTAACTGCGCCTGTAACAGTCAATTTAAAACCGCCACTCGATGCTGAAAATTGGGATTGTACGGTTTCAGTTACGGCGGTTTGTTGTGTGAACGTCAGATCACCGTCCATGGTGGTCGTGTCTAAATCACAAGCGGCCAACGTGAGATAATCGTATCCGCCGCCGGACCCGAAATCATAGGAGCCTTGGGACACTAAATTCCTATCAATTTTAATATCTTTAGGTTCAATAACCCTGTCTCTTGATAGTTTTATATAATTTTCAAGCTGCCAAGAACTAGCGTCAATAACATCAACATAGTCGTCTCCGCGCCATTTTGATTCCATGTCAGACGACACTAGTTTACCAATAACATCTAATTCAAAACGTCCTTTCCTTTTCAATTCCCCATCTGGAACTAAATAAGAATCTATTAATGATTTATATTTACGATCTATACGTAAAAGAGCAAACGCCTTTTTGGAGAATTCAGGCATGATTATTTTATTAGACCATTCTGTTTGGTCCGGCCTATCAATAAGCATACCGTCAGTCATACCTTTTAAACCCTCATCGGGAGCAAGGTCGTTAACTTTTACTTGTAAGTATAGCTCGTCATTCATCGTAATTAACATTAAAATTTCCGGCAGCATCCTTGGTAATCTTCGCGTCCTTTTTCTCAGGTATTACGTTAGTGATGTTTATAGGTGGCAAAGCCTGCTCCCTATTGTTAATCTCAATTTTCATGCTCTCAAATTTGTCATTGATAGCATTAAACATCTCGCTGTATTTGTTATCAGCGTTTTCAGTCTCCACTTGTGCCGACTCGGTGTCC